ACCAGGGTTCTTTGCCCCACCAGGGTTCTTTTCCCCACCAGGGTTCTTTGCCCCACCAGGGTTCTTTTCCCCACCAGGGTTCTTCGGACCTCCTAGTTTTGCAAAATCAGTCGGAGTTAATACTTTAGTGAGAACACCATCAGGATTAGTTTCAGCTGGACAACTTGAAATTGGAGACGAAATAATTGGTTTAAATATACCAGGAATTCCAGACAATTACTGGGATCTAGCAGGAGTTGGCATTTATGCATCGTATTCAGATTATGTTTTTACAGAAGAACAGATGGCCAACGCAATAGAAACCGTGACAACAGTTGTTGGCAAAGTACTTCATGAAAATATTGGAGCAGTTGCTGTAAATGGAGACATTTACACATTAAATCACTTTATTCTTGCTAAAAGAGATAATGAAATTAAATCAATAAACGTAAGATTTTTATTAAATACTGATTTGATTTATAATCATCAAACACAAGATTTTGTACCTGTTGAAGCATATGAAAAAAATGAAGAAATTACAATTCAATCCTATTCTATAAACGTAGAACCTTTTGATTTTTATTTTACAGAAAACGGATTAACTTTTGATATGCAAGCACTTGAAATAAGTCTTTCTGGAGAAAATGAATTAGCAATTCACTGCGCTGGACCTATTCATGACGGACATTGTTGTGACGAAATTACTCAACCTTAATTTCTATAAATGAAATTTAGGGTAGGCCAAGCTGAAAGGGAGATAGAGAAATCTATCTCCTATCAGTCTTTTCCAGATGAATTGTATAAAGAAGGAATATGGGGACATTTTGCTTTTGTTAATGATAGAGAGCACGGCGTAAGAGTAATTTGTTCTGCATACAATACTGATAGGTATTCTCCAGGCACAGTAGTTGTATCTAATAAAGTTTTTAACGAATTTCCAATAGCACAAAGTGCCTGGAATATAAATAATCAAATAAGTAGAATGTATGTAGACCCATTTTATAGAAGCAAAAAAGTTGCAACATATAGTGTTATTACAAATGACATGCTGGCAAAAAAACTTGGATATGAAATATGGTCTTCTATTTATAGCGAAAAGGGTGGCACAGTAGCAGGAGACCAGCTTTATAATAAAATATACAATTTGGGGTTTGAGGACAAAAAAATGGAAATAAACTTTAATGATATTTTTGAATTTAGGAATTTTTCATTTCCAGTAAACTACATAGATAAGAGGATAGTTTATGTTGAACCAGACATACAGCCAGACTAAGTTTTTTAAAAAAACAATAGATATAAATTTTGATATTAATAATTTAAAAGAAATGTCTTTTAAAAAAGATGATCTCTACTATACAAACAATGGAGACCTAGAGTTAAAAAATGAAATTATTATAAATAGCAAAAACATTTTTTCTGTTTATACAAATGGCTCATATGATTTATATACATCAATTTCAGAAGGATTAAAAGAAGCTTGTAATTTATATGATATAAATATAAATAAACAAAAATATATGATTTATGGCAAAATTTCAAAATATGGGCCATCTACAAATAAATTATGGTATGATTTTCCAGGAATTAATATACCATACTTGCATGGAATATATTTTCCAGTTGAAGCGGAATATCAAGTATTCTTTATGAATAATAATAATAAAAAAGAAGAACTATTCCATAAAAATACATTATTTATTAATAAACCAACGGATATTATAAATATTAAAACAGACAAGGATCAAGATGTTATTGAGTTTTATATCGTCCCTCTTGATGCTTTAAAGCATAATGAGCCAGGCGTGTGGGTTCCAATTAATTAAAATAAATGATATACTACAATAGACAAAGAAAAGAGAAATTATGTTAGAAAATGCAGAATACCTAGCAACTGGTATAGTTGTGTATAGAAATGTTTTCAATACAGATAAAGCCTATATTCAAAGACTAGAAGATACGTTAGGGTCTAAAGAAAATACAAAGTACAGCTGGAAGCCAGGATATACAGGGTATGGTTCAAAAAATCTAAATTACAGAGACTGTGTAGATTTTAAGATTAAGCATAATACAGATGGATCCCTTTCGGCACACATGGACAATATTAGCAAAGAAGATCAAGACGGTACGGATAAAGAATTGGTTAGAATTTGGGAAGACGCATATTATGCACAACTTCCAGCGGTAGATGATTATAGAGCAATGTTTAATCTTGCCCCACTTGAATATTGGGAATCTTTTAATTTTATTAAGTACGGGCCAGGCCAACATTTTCAAATTCATTCAGATCATGGATATTCCTATACATGTGTATTATCATTAGTGGGTTATTTAAATGATGACTACGAAGGCGGAGAACTTCATTTTGATAAGTTAGGCTTAACCATTAAACCAAAAGCAGGGGATCTTTATTTATTCCCATCATCATATGTGTATTCACATGCAGCCATGCCAGTTACATCAGGAACAAAGTATTCAGTTGTAACAATGCTTGATTATTTAGAAACAGCGCATACCCCAGATTATAGAAATCTAGAGGCAAAATATTCAAAGAGCTTGTTGTAATGTATTCAATAGATGCATTTAGAACTACAGGGCTATCAAATATTTCTCAATCTCCAGTAAAAAGAGATTGGATGGATGATACCTATGATAGACATGCATACAACTGCTTCCCAGTCACGATAACTAATTCATTAGGATGGAGTATATCTTTCCCAGAAGAAATTTCATTTGTTTGGGATGGAATTTCAGACTCATCTTCACACCATGTAAAGGTCTTGTCGGGAGAAAAGTATGTTTCTACTGGAAGAGCCAACGGAACAATTAGTTTCAATACTGGGATAGGATTTAAAACAGATTCTAATTTAAGCCTATTATGTATGCCCACTCCAAATTTATTTATTAGGGGAGTGCAATCTTTTACCACATTAATTAGCACATCTTTTTTTCACGGAGATTTCCCAATAGCCTGGAAAATTACTGAGCCCATGGTAAAAATTACAATACCAGCAAACACACCAATTGCAAATATACTTCCTATATCATTGTCAGAATTACAGAATTCAGAAATAAAGTTTGCTCCGTTAAGCGAAAGGCCATCAACCGATTGCAGCGGGGAAGTCACAATGAAAAAAGTTAATGAAATAACAAAATCTGGCGGTTGGACAAATTTTTATAGAGATTCTATTGATGCATGCGGCAACTCTTTGGGTGATCACGAAGTTAAATCTATAAGGTTAAGCGTAGTAGAAAATGCCTAAAATAACTTTTCATTCTAATAGATTTTACAATAATAAAAATTCAGACTTAAACCCCGAGCCAGCTAAAAAAAGTATGCCGCAGTGGTTTGTAGATTCTAGTAGGTATTGGTTTCCAGAAGATTCTAGCTCGTTATCATTTAAAGCTTGTCCAGCTCTGATAGATGCTTTTTTAACTGGATATGTGTTAAAAACACCATGTGACATATATATTGCTAAAGGAGTAGATGCAGAAGGAAAAGAGCAAGTAGCTGCAATGACTCAACACGGGTATGAAGATTTTTGTGGACATAGACCAGATATGGTTGGATTTCCAAAACCTATAGGAACAAATAAACATTTTCACTGGTACCCTAATTGGATGCCTGGGTTAGAAGACGGGTATAGCGCTATTTATGTTCATCCGCTAAATAGATATGACCTTCCATTTGTTACGGTTTCTGGTATAATTGATAACGATAAGATGGACACTCCAGGGCTTATGCCATTTTTTTTAAAAGATGGTTTTGAAGGACTTATTCCTAAAGGTACTCCATACGCACAAGTGATTCCATTTAAAAGAGAAGACTGGACCTCAGAAGAAAAAATGTATACCCAAGAAGAAATTTTAGAAAGACACAACTTTCAAGCAAATAAATTTAGAGTGCCAGAGGGCGGGGCATACAAGAAAAAGGTATGGTCAAGAAAGAGGTATGATTAATGATTACTGATAAGTGGGACACATCTAATAACGTTGCAAATTTTAATTCTCCCTCAATTACCCCTTCAGGATTTTTTGGAGATTCAGATAAAAATATAGTAGAAGTAGAAAATGCAATTACAGAAGAAGAACAGACTGTGTTGTTAGCATTTGCCAGAAATAATAATTCATTTGACGATATCCCCACAGAGTTTAATGAAAATGGGACTCTTATCTATGACGAAAGACCGTGGGCAAATAGAGTAATTACTGGAGAAGAATTAGTAAAAAATGGCCACAACGAAATTATTGAAATTGTGACTAATATTATAAATAGATTTAAACTTGTAATAGAAAGCTTTTTTGAAGTTAAGGCAACTCCAACGGGGCCAGCAATTGTTAGGTGGCCAGTAGGGGCAAGGCAAGAGCCACACGCAGACAAAGAGCTCCACGAGGGCCCAGACTCAGGAACACCCAATTCCTTTCCCTGGTATGACCTAGGGACAGTTTTTTATCTTAATGATGACTACACTGGGGGAGAGTTATATTTTCCAAAACAGGGCGTAGAGTTTAAGCCAAAACCAAGAGCGGGTTATTTTTTCCCAGGTGATATGAATTATATTCATGGGGTTAGGCCTATATCAGAAGGCTGCCGATACACATTACCATATTTCTGGACTATATATGAATTACCAGAAAAATTTAGCGGACCAAAGGATTTTAAAAATGACTAGCTATGTGACAATGCATAAAGATCAATGCTTTACAGTAGATAATTTTTTATCTGAATTTGAATGTAAAGCAATAATTGCCTATTTAGATTTTTTGGTGGTCAATAAAATACTAGAGTGGAATCAGATATCATTCTATGATTCATTTGCAATGGGATTTTGGCCCTACGATCCAAATCTAGAAATGTTTGGATTGCCCTCTAATTACTTTAACGATATTTTGAAAAAAAGAATACAGGATATATCAGAAAATGTTTTATCAGTTAGTCTTGCGGAAGTAAGCTATCACGCACAAAAATGGGATGACGGAGCATATGCATCATTTCATTCTGATAATTCGGATGAACATGGTAACCCAACAGAATTTGTAAGAAGTAAATTTGCGGTATTTATATATTTAAACGATAATTTTGAAGGAGGGTATCTAAACTTTAAAAATCATGATGTAAATATAAAACCAGCCGTAGGCAGAGCAGCTATATTTGCTGGGGGACACAACAATGAACACGAAGTAACAAAAGTTCATGGCGGAACAAGATACACTATAGGTTCGTTTTGGGATTTAGCAGATTGCGTATACTCTGAAGAAGAATTACAGGAAAGAGAAGAAAGACTTAAAAAGACCAGGGCGGGCCAAGACATAACCTACAAGCAATGGGAAGATGAAAAAAAGCTTGGCATCACGCAAGACTATATTGGAAAGTACGGAGAAAAATGAAAAAGATAGAAATTTATCCAAAAGTTATTGTTTATAAAAATATGCTTCCAAGATGGAAGGAATATGTTGAGCTTTTAAAAGAATCTGAAAAAAGAAGCCCTGAACATTTATTTAAAGAGTGGCAGGATTGGTATGGATTTGGCGGCATGATGAATCTTTCAATGAATAGACCAGAAACTGAATATGCCATAGATAGCAATGATAGATATGCTTTATTGCAAAAAGACTTTTTGACAGATGTAACAAATGCATATTATCAATGCACAGAAGACTATGTTATGACAAATGAAATATCTTTACCAAATTGGGTAAATAACGGAATTTCAATTTGCAAGTATTGGGAAACTCAAAAAGACAATACAATGGCAATGCACTATCATACAGATTACAGAGGGTTTGACTATGAGTCACCAGGTAAAAAATATGCCATAACCTGTACAATTTACATTAATGACGATTATGATGGAGGCGGACTATCATTTTTAAGAGAAGACACTGGAGATGTTATTGATTATAAGCCAGAGGCTGGCGACATTGTTGTATTCCCATCAGGAGATCCAGTAACGGGGGGCTCTCATTATTTTCATGGAGTTGATAGAGTTGATAATGGAGAAAAATATTTTATAAGATGCTTTTGGTCATATGATTTCCCAGGCACAGAAGAATGGCATGCCAATAAAACAAAACACGGGGAAGACTGGGACAAGATTGATTCGGAAAGAATGAAGAAGGAGATACATTCTGGCAAGTGGCACAAATACCTGGTTAAACCTGGGCAAGAAGATCCAAAGCTAGAAAAATCAAGTCCATTTTTTATGAAAGATGAAGATGCATATAAAAAAATTAGATGATAATATAATATATTACACGGGGGTAATCCCAGACCCAAATGGTTTTGTAAATCAAATTGAAAGCCTAGATCTGTCTAATGATAATACTACACAAATTTCAAAATGGAAAACATGGACAGCCAGCGACCACGATGTAGAATATGGTTTATCAAAAGATGGAATGTTTTCTAATATGCAATACTACACGGATGAAGATTTAGACACATCTATGATGGTGTATCAAATTAAATTAATATCTGATTTATGTTTTGCAAGCTATTCACATATTACTGGTGCACCTCGTTTAAAGCTACCAGATTATTTTAGCATCAGGAAATATAACTCTCTTGCAGATATGGGACAGCATGTAGACGCAGAAGACCCAACCGACAAAGCCCACCCAGTTGTTTCAGGAGTCTTGTATTTAAATGATAATTACGAGGGTGGAGAAATATATTTTCCAGAACAAGATATTAAAATAAAACCAGAAGCTGGTAGCTTAGTTATGTTTCCTTCGTATAGGCCATACTTCCATCATCCATTGCCAGTAACTTCTGGCAGCAAGTACATGGTTCCATTTTTTTGGTTTGATATAGAAACTAATTGGGGGTAATTTAAATGATGCATTTGCCATCAATTTTAGACAACGATTCAATATACTTTAGGAATAATATTTCTGAGGTTGATAATTTAATTAAATTTATAGAAGAATGTGATCAAGACTCATCAACTTACGGGTACATAACTCAATGGCAAAAATTAAATGATTATACTATGTATAAAACATTTACTAGAAATACAGAAGCAATGTCTAACAGAATGCTTCAAAAATGCTTATACATATATAATAGCTTTAACTCGGGATTATCTTTTTGCAAAGAGCATTATTCAAACTACTCTATGAGAAATACAGGACCGCTTGAAGAATTAACAATTTTTAAATCTTTAACAAGAACACAGCATCCTAGAGAACAAGAATTTAATGTCTTGAATGACGAGGATACCATTTCTGCTTATCTTGTACTTAATACCGAGATCTCCAGTAGCCCATTCTGCATAGACAGATCCAGAAATGTTTATATTAATCCAGAGCCATGCAGCGCAATAATGATTAAAAATACAGTACAGCATGCAGAAGGAATGAATATAACGCAGCCACTTTACTATGTAAAGTGCAAATTCCCCCTTCTGGAAACAAAGACCAGCGTAACAGATCTGCTATAATTAAATAATGTCATACTATATATCAATATTAAAAGACTCGCCAATTGGTTTTTGGAAATTAGACGAGGCTTCAGGCACTTCCGCCAGTGACAGCTCTGGCTGTGGAAATAATGGTTCGTATGTAGGCGGAGTGCAGTCAATTAAAATACCACTTGTTCCAAATGGTATCTATTCAACCAAAATAACAAATACAAATACCCTGTCTTTTCCAATAACAAAAGATTTTTCTGGACAGACAGGAATTGGTGGTTTTGGTATATCTAAGACAGAAGATAATGATTTTTCCTTAGAGCTTTGGTTTCACCCAAAAAATATAACTGCTCTTACCCCACTTTTTGCAGACCTGGACGGAATAGGTTTATATTGGGATAACGGTAATATTGTTTTTAAATTGCAATCTGAAAGAATAGATTACGTAGTTCCATATTCAAATAAATCATTTTATGTAGTTGCAACCTATTCCCCAGGAATAATTAAACTTTATGTAGATGGAGAACTTGTAGGTTACAAAAAAATATCATCTTTTCTATTTACAAATCAAAGCATGGAATTAAAAATAGGTCCAGCAGCAAACACAAAATACTTTTTAGCAGATGCTCCAGCAGTATACAGATATTGTCTTTCAGGAGCACAAATAAAATCTCATTACGAATCTACTATAATTAACAATAGTGTGCAGGTAGTGTCTGGAAGTTTTGGAGAGTTGTTTAAATCAACAATACAGCATCAGAATAGCCCAGACAAGTTTATGTATCCAGTTCAAAAAAATTGGGAATACTTCTTAAATGATAATTTACTATACAGAGAGTCTTCAAATAGTATATACTTAAACCCATCATCTTTATCTGCAGAATTTGTAGAAGAAGTATTCCTGATATCTTGGAAAGATTATGTATCTTCTAAGATTGAGTGGTTTGGTGGTAGTGGTATATCTGTTTACGTCTCAACAGTTTCAGAAACTGGTCCGTGGACACAGTGTGAAAACGGATCTGGAATACCAGGACTCACATTGGGACAAGTGTTTCCAGACACATCAATATTATTTTTTAAAGTAAGTTTTACTTCAAGCGATACAAGTTTATATTTACCAGAGCTCTACTACCTAGGAATATTTTTATACGAAGATAAAAAATTATATTCTCATAATGGAGAATCGTTTATATCTGTTTTGGCACCAACGACGGGAAGCTCTTGGGATGTAGACATTTCAAATAGAGAGCATTCTCTTCTTTCAAGAAATTATGATAACGGAATTAGATCAAAAGGAGCGGGATTCTATATACAGACGGGTAATAGCATATATAGCCTTGAAATGATTATGACTCCAGTATCTTTAGGGTCGGGATATTTATTCTATAATAAAACTAATGGGGTGGAGTCATCATTAAGCTGGAATTCTAGCGGGCTTATATCAAAAGCCAATGTATCTGGTGTTTATATAAATGGACAAGACATATCCTCGGCAACAAATATATCCTCATACTTAAATATTGATGAGCCTAATTATTTGCTAATAAAAATGTCAACTTCAATTTCAGGACAAATTTGGGTAAATTCAAAATCAGACAATTCAGTCAGATCGGGCATTTTGCCTAATAATATATATAATACCTTATCAATATATCAAAATTCTGACATTGACCATCAAGCTCACTATTTAATGTACATAGGACAAAACATAAATTATATATACGATTCGGGTTTCTCCGTGACACAAAGGTCAGCAGATGCGTACGGCGATGACTGGGTATCTATAAATAACGGATAAAGTTGTCAATGGTTGTGACAAAAGCTGGACTTAGATATTAAAGAATGGTAAAATAAAGGTATATGGATATAAATAATGCAAAGTACAGAGTACTTGAAGAAGAGAGCACGCTAGGCATATATGTCTGGGAAATGCCTGATGGCAGATGGATTGGAGATGACGATGGCAATTTTCTTTCAATCACGTCCAAAAAAGAAAATAAATCCAGAATCGATGCTTTGGCTAGAGAGGTTCGCTCATTTGGCATACACGAGGGCAGGCCTAAATTTCTTTCTGCAAGACGAAAAATTGATGACGAAGAATTTGAATACCAAAAACAAAGACTCAACTGGGGATTGATTCCAGATCCGATGGATATTGGAAACTATAAGGATGAAATGAAAAAATTAAAGAATGGTGGAATGTAATGATAGAGTCTGAAGACGACACATCTGGGCAAGATATTGAAATTTCAAATACTACGGACTGGGTAAAATTTAATACCATTTCTGATCAAACATCAAATGACCCATTTAAAATTGAAGGCGAAGATCTAGCAAAAGTGTCTGGGCTTTCTGCTACATTTAGAAGAAAAATGAATAGGGATATTCAGAAAAGTTTTACAGGTATTGATGGATCAAAAACTCAACAAAACCTTTTAGCACAAGCAATTACTGGGTATGCATTATTTGATTTAATTGAGCCACCCTACAACCTGGAATACCTGTCTACCATTTATGAAATATCTCCATATAACTTTGCAGCAATCAATGCAAAGGTTGCAAACATTGTAGGTCTGGGGTATGACTTTATTGAAACTAAAAAAACTAATGATGCTCTTGACGGAATTGAAAGTAAAGCTCAGCTAGAGCGAGCAAGAAAGAAATTAAATAGAGTTAGACAAGATTTGCACACATGGCTTGAAGACTGCAACGATGAGGAAACCTTTAAAGAAACCCTAATGAAGTTCTACACGGACGTAGAAGCCACAGGAAACGGCTACCTAGAGATTGGTAGGACTGTGACTGGAAAGATCGGCTACCTAGGCCACATACCCTCTAAGAGCATGCGTGTGAGAAGGCTAAGAGATGGATTTATTCAGCTTCTTTACGGCAAGGCTGTTTACTTTAGAAACTTTGGAGACACAGAAACACCTAACCCATTAGCAGGTGGTCTAGATAGACCAAACGAAATTATTCAATTAAAAAAATATACTCCAAGAAATAATTATTATGGAATTCCAGATATTATTGCTGCTCAAAACGCCATGGCTGGAAATGAATTTGCTGGTAAATACAATTTGGATTACTTTGAAAATAAAGCGGTTCCTAGATATATTATTACAGTAAAGGGAGCAAAGCTCTCTACTGAATCTGAACGAAAATTGCTTGAATTTTTTCAAGTTGGGCTAAAGGGAAAGAATCATAGATCTTTATATATTCCGCTTCCTCCAGATTCCCCAGATTCAAAAACTGAATTTAAAATGGAACCTATTGAGGCGGGAACACAAGAATCATCATTTAATGTTTACAGGACATCAAATAGAGATGAAATTTTAATGGCCCATAGAACCCCAATTAATAAAATTGGCACCCCCGCTGGAATTAATTTAGCAGCTGCCAGAGATGCCGATAAAACATTTAAAGAGCAGGTTTGCCGACCATCACAAGACATCCTTGAAAAAAGATTAAATAAAATTGTGGCTGAAATGACAGATGCCCTAGAAATTAAATTTAATGAATTAAGCTTAACCGATGAAGATACTCAGTCTAAAATTGATGAAAGATATCTCAGATTACAAGTAATTACCCCTAATGAAATTAGAATTAGAAAGGGTATGATCCCAATTGACGGTGGGGATGAAGTTGTTGATTTGAACGCACAAGCAGCAGAAATTAAGGCTCAGGCAACTCAAGGAAGAGCAAGAGATAAAGAACGCTCTGCCACATCTCCAGATAAATCGGGAGAAGGAAGAAATGCCAAGGGCGATGGAAGACAGGTTGAGTAGAACCAGTCAACCGATTATTTGCCTTTTTATAGATAGAAACCTATAATTAAGACTATGACAATTGAGAAATCGCACTGGTCCTCGATTGGGAATGATATTACTTTATCTGTCCCATTTACGAAGGTCAATAGAGAAAAAAGAACAGTCTCTGGGTTTGCAACTTTAGACAACCTAGATCAGACTGGTGATGTCGTTACACAAGAGGCAAGCATAAAAGCTTTTGAAGGCTTCCGTGGAAACATCCGAGAAATGCACGGCTCAATTGCAGTTGGCAAAATGGTTTCTTTTAAGCCAGAAACATTTTATGACCCAGCTACAAAAGAATTTTACAATGGAGTGTATGTTGATGCATACGTTTCAAAGGGCGCCCAGGACACCTGGGAAAAAGTTTTAGACGGAACCCTGACTGGATTTTCTATTGGCGGAAAAATAGTAGAGTCTGATAACGAAGTAAATAAGTCAACAGGTAAACAAGTTCGATTTATAAAAGATTATTCTTTAATAGAGTTATCTATTGTTGATTCACCAGCAAATGAACTTTGCAACATTCTCTCCATTCAAAAAGTAAATGGAGAATTAATTTTTAAAGGGATCGCAGCGGAAGTAAAAATGGAAAATATTTTTTATTGTGCAGAAAGCGATTCTATTTTTATGTCAACAGAACCAGAATTTGTTTCCCCAATCAACGGCAAGCAAGCAGAGCTAATCGGCTGGGTAGAATCAAATGATACAAACAAAGCAAAAGAAATAGATAAAATTCTTGATTTATATAAGTCAAGATTTCAAACGTTGCCTGATATACAAAATGCAAAACAGGCAAACGCAGAAGGAGGTAAGAAAGTGACAAATGTAGAAAATACAGAATCTGTAGAGAAGTTGCGTGCTGAAGCACCAGCAGAACCTCAAGCAGAAACACTAGTTGATCAGGTAGAGAATGTTGATAGCTCAACAGTAGAAGCCGTATCACATGAAGACACTTCTGCCGAAACTGAAATAGCCGAGGTATCGCAAGCTGAGGTTTTAGAACCTGATTTTGCAAAAATGCTAGGCGATCTCAAGGGTTTCTTTTCAGAAACTATTGAAAAAGCTACAGAGTCAAACACATTGGCTGTCTCATCAATTAAAGAGACAGTTGAAGTATTTAGCAAAAGCGTAGATGACAGAATTTCAGAATTAGCAGAAAAGCACACAGCACTCTCTACCGCAGTAGAGTCTATTCGGACTACTATTAACGGTGTAGAAAAGAGAGTTGACGCAGTAGAATCAGATACTGCAATTAAGAAGTCCTCTGACCTTGGCGGGTCTCAGGAGATCAATACAATCAAAAAATCAAAATGGAACGGTTCTTTCCTCGGTTCCGTAAATGAAATCTTTAACTAAAATAAGGTAGGTGAAATAAAAATGAGTAATGAATTATTAGAAAAAGCCGCAGCAGCTGGTGCAACAGTATCAACTGGATTCGGTTCTTCAACAGGTGGTTCAGGCGTTCATGTTGCTTCAGAAAATGGCAACGGTGGACTTCTAAACCCAGAACAATCAGCACGATTCTTGGACTATATGTTCGATGCTACCGTAATTGGTAAGGTTGCACGTACAGTCCGAATGAAGTCTGACACAACAGAAATTGATCGCATGTCAGTAGGAGAAAAGCTTGTAAAGCTTGCATCCGAAGGAGAAAACACAGCTGCTAACAGCGGTGTAACATTCTCAAAGATCTCTCTCACAACAAAGAAGCTTCGCATGGATTGGGAACTTTCAACTGAGTCTCTAGAAGACAATATTGAAGGTGCCGATCTAGAAGATCACATTGCACGTTTGATGGCAACACAAGCAGGAAATGACATCGAAGATGTTATTCTTAACGGTGATACATCACTTTCAGGCGATGCACTATACAAGTCTTTTGACGGTGTAGTTAAGAAGGCTAAGGCTTCAGGCCACGTAGTCGACGCAGCACAAATTAAGGGAACAAATACTGCAACTGGTCTTGACCGTGCAGTATTCAACGCAGCCCTAAAGGCACTTCCACGTAAGTACAAGCAACGTCGTACAGACCTTCGCTTCCTTGCAGGATCAAACTTGATCCAGGATTACCTATACTCTAACTCACAGAACATTCAGAACGTTACCCCACAAGATATTGCTTCTGGCATTATCCGTGGCGATGTTCCAGTTCTTGGAGGTCCAGCAGGATATGTAGCTCCATACGCATTTGGTATTCCAATCGTTGAGGTTCCATTGCTTCCTGAGACACAGACAGGTTCATACACAGGAACCGCAGGTTCACACGGAGATATTCACTTGACATTCCCAAATAACGTTGTTATTGGTGTCAAGCGTGATGTTACCGTTTACCGCTTCTTCTGGCCACGCAAGGACTCAATCGAGTACACAATGTATACTCGTGTTGGCGTTCAAGTAGAGCAAGCAGACGCTTGGGTAGTTGTAAAGAACATCAAGGTTGCTTCTTAATTAATTAAGAATTAGACCACCGAAAGGCCCCCAATTAGTTTTGGGGGCTTTTCATTTAAATTTAACAATGCTATAATTAAAGCACCTAGAAAAAGGAGAAATAAAATATGTCGTTTGACACATTAAAGGTGGCCGAATTAAAAGTAATTGCAACAGATTTTGCAGTTGATACTGAAGGTTTAAAAAATAAAAAAGACATTATTGCAGCTTTATCAGAAGAAGGCGTTAGCTGGAATGTATATCAAAGTACAGTACAGGCAATAGAAAAAGATACAGAGGAAATTGAAATTCTTCCAAAGTTTGATCCGAAGGCCCAGCCAGAAAATACAGTCCTTGTTAGAATGACAAGAGATAACGCCAGATACGATATCAATAGAAGTACGTTTACAAAACAACATCCTTTTGTGGCAATGCCAGAAGAGGAAGCTCAAAAAATCTTTGACTCAGAGGAGGGTTTCCGTTTAGCAACACCCAAGGAAGTTCAGGACTTCTACAGCTAAACGTTAACATCAGTTAATGCCAGAAATATACATTCGTCAAACTTCACCAGTAAGGTTTAAGCTGTACTGGGGCGGAGAAATAAGAGATGCAGATGGAAGTGTTACTGCAACCGTAAGACAGATAAATTCAAATGGGACAACTGGTTCTACTATTGCAACGTATACTGCCACTAAACTAGAAACGGATAGTGGGACATATCAAATTACCATTCCGTATATTCTTACTGATACCAATAAAAATCTAGTAGTTACTTGGTCTTATTTAGTAGATACCGTGGCGGGGTTTGAAAATCAATTTGTTAACGTTATAACCCCTTATGTAAACATATCTGATGTCATGGAAGATTTAAATATAGGTACAGATCAATCTGACCCAAATTATAAATCCTACCATGAGCTTCAGCTTGCAGAAAAATATTCAAGAAAAGTAATTGAGGCGTATACAAATCAAGTTTTTTATAATTATACAGGAACGCAAATAGTTTACGGTCACGGATCAGATATCCTACCACTTCCTACTAGAATTGAATCTGTTTCAGATTTAGAAGAAGAAGATATTTCTTTATACAGCAATGGACAAACTACAGATAATTGGATATATTCTCCAGTAGTATCTGAATCAAATTACTCAATTAGAGTTAAAAGAACAGATCTTCAGGACAACACAATTTATACTGCAAATGGATTAATACCACCAACAATTAATGATAGAGGATACGCTGGCGTATTTAAAAAAGATTTTAGATATACAGTAAAGGGTACACTAGGCTGGAAATATGTGCCAGACAACGTTCAAGAGGCATGTAAGATTTTAATGAAACAATACTTTGAACAAGACCGTGCGTGGAAAGATAAATACGTAAAAAATATAAGCACATTTGACTGGAAGTTTGAATTTTCAGATCGTTCAGTAAACGGCACTGGAAGTATGTATGCAGACCAACTTCTTGCTCCGTATGTAACAAATGGCATGGTTATATTTTAAATGGGACTTATAGCATCTATTCTGCCAATGCAGCTAGATCTGTATATTCAAACCAACTCACAAGACCCCAACACAGGCGCAATGAGTAAAGAATGGAACTACAATCAAACATTGAGCTGTTCTGCAAAAGGAAATATTACCAGCAGTGGAGTATCTCAAGGAAGCGATAGGCAGATTATTGATAATAAATATACGAATCAGCAAATGATACAAATTAGAACAATTGAAAAAATAAACATTAGACATAAAATTACAAACATTAAAAATAAAAATGGAGGGTACCTGTGGACAGAATTAGACTACCCATCGGAAACTCCCACAGTATTTGAAGTTGTAGGAACGACTCCAATATCAGACCCATTTGGGACTATAATCGGATACAGCACAACTGCAAAGAGATCGGAGAGTCAGAAAATTGGCATCTGAGCAAGCACTAATACAGGCTGCAAGTGGACTATCTAAAATGATGTTGGGCCAGCCAGTAACTGGAGCAATAAAAGATAGCACCGTAGCGCAAATATCGGCTGCAATTTTTTTCCAATCAATGGTAATGGCAAAAATAATTGAAAGTCCAGCGTTTAAAATTATGTTTAATAGAACTATTTTTAATCAAATAGAAAAAGATTTTGGAGATTACGTTGACGCAAAAGCCAGGCTTTCTCCAAAATCATTACACCATGTTTATGAATGGGGTCAATCTGGCAATAGAGAATCCAGGCTATTTAAGCTGGGACAAACCCCAAGCAATCAGATTGGGTTTTTATTAAACTACGACCTCCTTGACTCTAAAAGTTTTGTAAGATCATCTAACTCGAAAAATCGTCATGTGTTTATTAAAAAAGCCGAAGTAATGGAGTTAGGGAAAACCGTAGTAATTAGACCTAGAAATTCAGAAAGATTAGTTTTTGAAATTGATGGAGAAACTATTTTTATGCCAAAGGGTGCTTCTGTAACAGTTGTAAAACCTGGGGGCAATGCCGTAAAGGGTTCATTTCTTGCACTATACAAACATTTCTTTACTAGCCAACTTGTAAGCGCTTCAATTAAAAAATCTGGATTTCAAAATCTATTTAGATCTTCTTTATCAAAATCCATCAAATTACCATCAGATATTAAAACAGTAAAATATAAATTTTCACCAAATACAGTTGCTAGCCAGGCAGATGCTGCCGTAATTTCTGGATTTGTGGGGGTATGATATGGCAAACTATAAACTAGATGCAATGTTTGAAATAAGAAAATTTTTATGGAACAAGATCCAGGCGGCTGGAATCTTTGACACAGAAGACTATTATAGTGATAGTTTAAATGAGGTTGTAGTTCCAATATTGCCAGTCCAACAAGTCCCAGAGATGAATCAATTTTTGAGCGGCAAGAAGCATATGATTTATGACAAGATAGGAATTTCCTATGAAAACAATTGGATGATATGTTGCGAACAGATATTATTTACAATATATTCAACAGACTTGATAGATATAGTTGAAATAAGAAACTTTATGACTGATGAATTTAGAAGGATGGACGACTCAGCTAGGGATATAAACGATTGGGCGGGCCTCTCAGACAAGTTTAAATTCCACAGTATCATAGTTGCCGATATCTCCCCCACCAAGCCCTCAGAGGACCTGGAAGGGTTTTATGCAAGCGACCTGGTCCTAGAAATAAAATATTCAAGGATAACTAACAACAACGGCAAATTTGCCTGATTTGCTTTAGGCGACTAAATACTCTAAAATTAGACTAGAGGAAAGGGCCTAGCCAGCCAAGATTTAATGATTTACAATAATATATATATTTTTTTAAACAGGAGGAAAACAAATGGCACAAAACATAGGAAATGCTAAAAACATTCTTGTTGGTGCATCACCGCTATTCTTGTCTGTTGATGACTCAACAGTTGTAGGATACGATGACAGCATGGAAGCAGGACAACCAAACGCAGGTACAGCAGCAGTAGGTAGCGTAAAGCCATCTACACTTGTACCAGCTTTTGCATCTTCAGCATCATACAGAGATACACTTAATGCAGGAACAATAGCAGATGGTGGTGCAACCGCAGCAGCATATCGCAACGTAGGTTACACAAATAATGGTCTTCAGATTACTTATAACCCAACATATGACTCAGTTACAGTAGATCAGCTTCTAGATACAGCTAAGCTATTTAAGTCAGCAATGGAAGTTATGATTGCAACAGAAATGGCAGAAGGTACACTTGAGAATATTCTCATTGTATTCGGCCAGGGCAAAGGCACATTGCAAGATGGTGCTACAGTTGATGAATTAGGTCTTGAGGCAGGTGCACTTGGTGCAGCTCCAACAGAACGTCAGCTTATTGCGGTTGGACAAGCTCCAACAGTAGCAGGCCCACATACAGAACGTGTATATTATGCACGTCGTGTTCTTTCTGTACAACAGTCACAGTTCTCTTTGGCTCGTACAGCAGCAACAACATTCCCAGTAACATTCCGTCTTCTACCATCAGGTCTATCTGCTCACGCAGGTTCAGAATATGGTAAGATAATTGACCGTTCTTGGACACCAGCTTAATTATTAATTAAGTAATAGTAATAAAGCCCCCTTTTAGGGGGCTTTATTCTTGTAATGGTAACCCCCATATGTTATAATAATTATAATCCTAAAGGAGGATATTAAATTGGCTACAAAAATCTACGATGTAGAAGAAATTCAGTTACAGAATGGCGATAAAGTTTTACTTAAGCCGCTTTCTATTAAGCAACTTAGAAAGTTTATGGTAGTGGTACAGAAAACGCAAGACGTAACAGAAGAAGATCAAACACTAAGTGTATTGGTAGAGGCATGTGCGATTGCACTTGAAACACAGCTACCAGAGTTAACAAAAAACCTAGATGCATTTGAAGATGCGCTAGACGTTCCAACAATCAATCGCATCATGGAAGTGTGCGGAGGAATTAAGATGGACGACCCAAACCTCATAGCGGCAGCGGTACTGGCTGGTCAGAACTAGATTTAGCCGCTCTAGAGGGTGAAGTATTTCTTTTAGGACATTGGAAGAATTACGAAGAGTTAGAAGCAAATTTATCAATGCCAGAACTTATCATTACATTGAAATCAATGCATGATAAAGAACATAACCAGAGAAAGTTTACCGCTTCGTTAAAGGGTGTAAACCTAGATGAAGAAGTAGAAAGTGCAGGTCCATCCTTTGAAGATGTTAAACGAAGGGCCCTTGGGATCAATTCATCAGCAGATGATGTTGTTGGTTTGCAAGGACAATTCGCAGCAGACGCTGGATTCGGAGTAGGAATGGGACTAGGGTACTCTAAGGAGTAATTGTAATAAATGGCTGATGAACAAATTGTAACCAGTATAGTCGCCAAAGCCGACTTATCAAGTCTTGTGTCTGAAGTACACAGGGCCACGGCAAGTCTACAGCAATTACAAAGAGAACTTCTTTCATCTAACAAATCAATTGCTGCTGCTACAAAAGTATCTAATAATTTATTTTCAGATAACTTAGTAAAAAGCGGATTATTCTCATCACACTTTGTTAACTTAGCATCCGATGTAGAAAAATTTGGCAAGAACTTAGACTCGGGAAGATTAAAACTTAAAGAGTTTTCTTCTGTATTTCAGACACACGCAAGAACATCTGGTGGATTAATAAGAGAGCTTGCTAAAGAGCAAGTAATGCTTCAAAACGCAATCCTGCAACCCCTAGGCCGAAATGCTCAGGGGCTAATGCAGTTTAATGTTGCTGTGCCAAGAGGATTAGATTTAGTAAAAAATAAAGCCGCATTAGCCAGAATGGAACTTCAGATAATGAATAAAACATTGTCTGAAGGATCAACAGCAATGGTAAATTGGGGTAAAAATACACAATGGGCTGGTAGGCAGCTTACTGTTGGATTAACAGTACCACTTGCAATGTTTGGCGCTGCAGCGGCTAAAGCATTCAGAGAAGCGGACTCTGAACTGGTAAGATTAACAAAGGTTTACGGAGATATTGCGGGATCTTCTGCACAAGATTTATCTAAAATTAGAAAAGAAGTTATTGATACTTCTAAAGAGCTATCAAAAGCTATGGGTGTTAATTTTAAAGATACAATCTCATTAGCAGCAGATATTGCAGCAACTGGTAAGCAAGGAAATGATTTGCTTGTCTCAGTAAAAGAAACTACCAGACTTGCAGTACTTGGTGAAATTGATAGACAAGATGCAATGAAAGCAACATTATCACTTCAAACAGCATTTAAATTAAATACAGATGAACTATCAAAATCTATTGATTTTTTGAACGCAGTTGAAAACCAAACTTCTACAACACTACAAGATCTTGTAGAAGCTATTCCAAAGGCTGGACCAATTATACAAGGCCTAGGTGGAGACGTAAAAGATCTTGCCTTATATCTAACAGCAATGAGAGAAGGTGGAATTAATGCATCAGAAGGCGCTAACGCATTAAAGTCAGGACTTGCATCTCTTATTAACCCAACAAAAGTTGCAACAGATAGATTTAAAGGTTTTGGAATTGACCTTATGGGTATAGTTCAGAACAATGCAGGAGATGTAACAGCAACACTTTTATCACTACAAAAAGCTTTAGAAAAACTTAATCCGCTTCAAAAGCAGCAAGCTTTAGAGCAGCTATTTGGCAAGTTCCAGTTTGCTAGAATGAACGCTCTATTTTCAAATTTAGGTAAGCAGGGCTCACAAACACTACAGGTTATGGATTTAATGAAAGCATCATCACAAGATTTAGCTAATGTGGCAGGTCGAGAATTAGCACAAGTTACAGAATCTGCATCTGGAAAATATAAACGAGCAATAGAAGGACTCAAGGCCGATATGGCTCAAGTCGGAGAGCAATTCTTAAAAATTGGCACAATTGTAATTGGTGTAATTGATAAGGTTATTAATTTCTTTAATATGCTACCTAAGCCATTAAAGCAAGCCTTAACATTTTTAGGGGGATTAACAGCAGTAGCTGGTCCGTTAATTATGTTAACTGGTGTGCTTGCCAACTTCTTTGGATACATTATCAAGGGAGTAGTAAACCTAAGAGCATTTTTCAAGGGGGCATCTGGCTGGAAGATGTTGACTCCAGAAATAATAGCTGCAGAAAAAGCTGCAAAACTAGTTGAAAAATCGTTCTACTCAGATGCAGCTGCAGCACAAGTTTTAGATGTAGCACTGAAAAAATTAATTTCAGACTATGCAAATTTAAATACACAAATGTTAAAGGGAGCAGTTCCAGTAAATCCTAGTGTAGCCACAGTGCAGGGAAGCGCAATAATGTCTGGCTCAGCTTCAATAAGAAGAGAAGTAGATCCAACAAACAGATTATCTGGGGATGAAAATACAAGAGCTATGGCTCACATTCTTCCAAGGGATCCACAAAGACCAGCATCATTGATGGGAGTTGTTCCAGCAGCAATACCAGTTAATAGAGGAATTCAAAGAGCTCCGCAAGTATATATGGATCAAAGACTTCCAGATTACGAAGGGCTCACATCCGTAAAGGGTATCTCAACAGGAATAGTTTCTGGAGAAGCTGCAAGATTCCACGCATTAATGGCCACGCTAGGAATGCAAACAAAAGCAGAAGTTGAGTCACTAAAAAAGACTATTGCTTTGGGTGGAACAGTAAGCTCAGAACTGCTTGGAACTTTTGATGACATTCTTCCAATTACATCAATGTTTACTGATAAAGCAGCAGCTGGCTCAGCCGCCATAGTTGCTGAATTAAAAGCTGGAAAAATGACTGTAGACCAAGCAAAAGCTAGAATCACGGCGCTTAATGCAGAAATTGAAACAATGATGGGATCAGCGCTAACATCATTTGCTGGCAGCAGAGGAAGAACACTTAACCTAAATAGAGCACCATTAATGAATCAACCAGTTGTTGATGTTAATGGACAATTTACCCTTAGAGATTTATACAAGAAGCAATCAAACCGTGCAGTAATGGAAGAGTTCGGGCGACTACGTGGAGTAAGAACATTTGGTGCACCATATTCAATAGAAACAACAAGACTACCAAGATTTTATGAGGGTGGTCGTATTGAAGGCTTTGATGCAAATAAAACAACAGTAAGCGGATCAACATCAATTAATTATGATGACAGATTGGGAAATGTTCCAGTTGGAGGGTATGTTTTAAACCAGCAAGCCTCAATGGACCCAGCAAATGCTGACCTTGTTGCGATGGCCCCAGAAACATACTTGAATAGTGGCGGAGAGATAACTGCCAACTTGACTCCAGGAGAAACAGTATTTGGGCCAAAGATTGCAAAAGATCCTGAACTTTATGCCGCAGTAGATGCTGCAAATAATGGATATAGTTTTGGCGGGCAGATTAAAAGAGGATTAAAGTCGTACGGAAGACAAAACCCACGATCTCGTTACAATGCAGATGGCACTCCCAGATTTGAAAGAAGTCATGTAGCAATGGGTTCAGCATCTGATATAAGAGACGTCAGATCTCAAAGTGGTTATACAGACTCTCTTGGTAACTTTGTTAATTATAAGAACACTGTAAGCGTAGGCAAGGGAATTCCAATTTGGATGACGGCAGATGCTAATCAAGAAACACGTTCAACTGGCAGAGGAATGACTGGTCCTCAATTAGCAAACGAATTTCAAAAAGCAATAAGAGCGGGACGACACCCCTTTGAGCCATGGATGACCGCATCCGATAACCTTGGGGGCGATCCAAGGAATCAAGATAAATTTAATAAAGTCTTCAAGGAAATGATAAGTAAGCTTGAAAAAGACGGTAGAGTATTTGGCGGAAATAATGGAGACTTAACTTTTGAACAATGGTTTCAAAAAGAAATACTGCCTTCTAGGTCATTTAGCTCAATAAGAGTCGGATCAAAATCATTTAAATCATTATTTAATTCCGTACTTCAACCTTACGGACCAAGGGGCGAGAAAACAAATGTTGCTTTACGAACATTAATTAAAGGTGCATCGGGCTTAACTTCAATTGAAAAATCCAAACTTTCTTCTGTGGCAAAAGGTCTACTTGGGACATATAGCGGAAAATCTTTTAACACTAGTAGACAAGCTCTTGCTAAACTTATGGCAAAAATGTTCCTTAAGAGAAACAAGGGCGGCGGAATCCCAAGCCTCAACGGGGGAGCCGATCTTTCAACAATAGGTAACTATGATGATTCTTCAGGAATATGGCATCGTAACGTGGGCGGCTTTTCTCCAGGAGGATCAATATCTGCAAATAGATCTTCATACGGACTCTCTCCAAGATTAGAAGCTTTTAGAGTAGCTCAGCAGGCCAGGTATGCTGCAGAACATGAAAAAAACATGGCCAGGTACCCCTGGATTAGAGAAAAAATTCAGGCATACGACACAAGCATCCTCAATGGTGGGATCATGGATAAAATTTCAGCCAGGGTATCTTCAAGCAGATTTAAAAGAATTAAGCCAACTAATTTTGGAACACTTGAAACCAAATCAACAGGACATAGCTTTCCAGTAGAAGGAATAGGCGGAGTTTGGCTAAAGCCAGATGGGTCTAGATCATTTGTTAAGCCACAGCTAAACGAAAGATCAGCTATTGCATCACTCAGGGCTACGGAAATAGCACGACGTGCAAACGGATTAAATACAGCCAAGCACACAATTAGAACAATGATTGATCCAACAGATCCCGCAGGTAAGAGAAAAGTAATAGTTCTTGAATCTCCATACGATGCTAGGCTTGCAAAGGGTGGAAGAAGCTTTACACAAAAACAATACATAAGGCAATTAGTTGCATCATTAATCCGTAATGATAAAGATCTTTCTTCAAGCAATGTATTTGGCAATAACATGGCAGATGAAGGCGCAGGCGGCGTATTTGGAAGAGCTTCAGGACAAAGAGAGTATAACTTTAATCTTCCTTCAATGGCGCAGCAAGCAACAGTTAACCTACTTGGAGTAAAGGGTGGAGCACGAAAAGATTTTGCAATGGCTACATCAGATATTGCAAGAAAGATGACTCCAGATCAATATCATCATTTAATGATAGAGGAAATAAATAGGGTATTGCCTAAGCTTAAGCATGTTATAAAATCATTTAAATTAACAAAAGTTGAGGCAGCCCTTTATCAAAAAATGGTTAAGCGCTTAGAGGCTGGTAGATCGGTTGACTGGAGAAAGTATCATGATATGCACTCCAAGGTTCCTGGTTTTAACTATGGTGGCCCAATCACTAGCGGTAAGCGTTCATACGGTAAAAAGGGTAATCCAGCTGCAAGAGCAGAACAAGTAAGAGCAAAAGCAGAAAGAGCTGCCTCGTATAGAGGCTCATCGGAATCATCATACACCTCATCTGGCAATTCACAAATGGGTGTTTCTCGCACACCATATGTCGGTGGCGCAGGTGTGTCTGGAAATGCGTATAGTGGAGGATTTACACCATCTGCACAAAGTACTATTAATACATTAAGACTTGCAAGATTTCCTCAAATGAATATGCCAACAATGCCAATGAATATAGCTGGTGTTGGAAATACGGCAGCAATGTCAGCAGCGTTTAAAGACATGTCTATTTCTATTTCGCATGGCGCAAAATTATTAAAACAAACCCTATCTGTTTCAGGAAATTATATTGGAACAGCATACTCTGATGCTGGAAAGTCTATGAGTAACGCTGCAAAAAAAGCAGCGTCCATGGCCGCATCTGCCGCAAGACAAGCAGAAATTCAAGCCAAGATGGGAAGATCTTTATTAAGAAATGAAGCATATCAACAACATAGAGAAGCTGGGACACTTAACACGCAGTACAAACCTAACGCAATTACTGGGCCTATAGGGTTAACCCCTTGGATGTCAAGTCAAGTAGAAGGCGTAGGTACTGTAGAAAGCAGAAAGAGCGGATATCTGGGATTTAGAAAAACACAATATCAAGTAGACGGACAAGCAATAACAAGACAACAGGCTGTACAAAAGGGTCTAGTTGCTCCACGAGGAACTATGAGTGGTGGAGCAGGAATGGGCACTATGATGGGCGGCCAAATGGCTGGAATGGCGCTCATGCAACAAAATCAAAATCTTGGTATGGGAGTAATGATTGGTTCAAGCATACTTCCTATGATGGGTCCTAAACTTGCAAGTGGTGCAAAAGCATTGGCTACTGGAGTAAAAGGAGCAGCAACTGCACTTAAGGGTGGAACTCTTACAGCAAAAACATTTGTTAACATATTAACTAAATTTAAATTTGCAGGCCCAATAGGAGCAATTATAACTTTAGGGTCAGCCATATACGCTCTTAAAAAGCATATGGATCAAGTTCATCAAAATACACAATTAACTTTTGGTATGACGGAAAAGGGTGCCGAGCAAGCGGGTATTAAATACTTTAAGTTAGCAGATACCATGAAGCTTGTTTCAGAAAGACAGAAAGCAATGTTTGCATCAGCAAAGGGAGCTTATCAAGGGTCTTCTGTACCAGGATTAACTTTATCCATAACAGATCTTAAAAAAGAAAAAGAAAATGCTAAAAAGAATTTAGGAGAGTTTGTAGATACATTTAGTTCTGTAGGACAGAATAACATTATACAAACAGCAACTAACATAAAGGCTCAATTCCTTGCAGCTGGCATGAGTGTTGAAGAAGCCAATAAAAAGATTTACGCATCTATATCAGTTTCAAAAAATGCAAGTAGCGCATTTGCAGTTCTTTCAGATGCTGGATTTATGGGCATTACCGATAAGGCAACTGCTGCTAAATATAGTATTGAAAGTTTTACAAAAGTACTTGACGGAAGCATAAAGGATTCAGGTTTTGATGATTTAAAAACTGCAACAATTGAAGGAATATCTTCTGTTATAAATTCCTTTAGCCAATACCAGAACTCACTTGTTGGCACCAAGGATGAGTTTGGAAAAATTATAACAGCAGCAGATGCATTTAGAATTTCAATGGAAAAGCTTTCAAGTGTTCCAGGATTTACCAAAGGAATGGGCGAGAGCGCATTTTCTAATCTGCCTCCAGAATTCCAAGCAATATCAAACAGCGCCGACTCAATAGCTGGCATGTTGGCTAAATGGCAATTGTACAGTTCTGATATTGTTGTAAACTTTAAAGAAATAAGTTCAGAGGCAGCAATTGGCCTAGCAGCATTTAATTCAGCTTTTGGAACTGCAATGAATAATCTTGAAACAGCAGCAGGCCCATCAACTACATTTTCAACAATGGGGAAAACCCTTACAGGCCTAAAGAAAATAATCGATTCAAACTCACGAGCATCACAGAAAGCAGCAGCGCAATCACAAAGAAATGCTGAAGATGAAATTAAAGCAATTAATAAAAAAATTAAATTAATTCAAGATGAAGCAGATGCCAAGCTTAAGGCAATGCAAAAAATACAAGATGCAGAAAGCTATCAACTAAACTCACTACAAGCGCAACTAGAATACCAAGACGCTATTGCAAGAGGAGATATGGCCGCAGCTGCACAAGCTCAAATTAAACAGCAGCAATTAACAAAAGAATATCAAATGCAACTTGCACAAGAGGCTATACGTGATGATGCATCTAAAAAAGAAGCAGCGGCACAGAAAAAAGCTGAAGCAGTTCAGGCTAGCATAGATGCGGCTGCCAGAAGAGCAGCAATAGCAGCAGAAAAATCTGCTGATGCACAAGCTGCATCAACCGCAATAACTGCATTTAAAGGTAGATATGAAAATCTGTTGCAGCAAAAAAATGATATTCAATTTCTTGATCCATCTAAACAAGGCGCTGCTACAAAAACATCAAATGAAAACCTTATTGCACTATTTGCAGAAATACAAAAATCTGGTACTGGCAACACTCTTCTAGCAAAAAACGTAAAAGAAGCATTTGAAAAATTAAATTTATTTGATAAAAATGGTAAGCCAACACCTTTAAAGACAACTACCCCACTCTTACCTGGCGGCGTAATGGGAACAACGGGAATTAATCCAACAATTGCTGGAACAATAGCATCAGATATTGCAGCAGCAAATAAGCAGGCAGATTCTATTGTTAAGGGTATTGCTGGTGGAATGACCATTAAAGAATTAGCCGTAGCAATGGGATACAAGGTCCCTGGAGCGAAAGCAACACCTGGTTTATCAGTTGGCATTGTAACTGATTCACGAAATAATAAATCATATGAAGTGGATATTAGACAATTCCAAGCAGCTGGGATAACCCCCAAAGTAGGTAGTACCTTTACTGATAAAGATGGTAAAACTTGGAAAATCATGCAACCTCCCACAGGAGATCGTGACACAACATATGATGTTGTCAAGGCTGGGTACGGAATAGATAAAATTAACCCAATGGTCCCAACAATTGTTGGAGACCGAGGACCAGAATTGGTGTTTGGTAATATGGTTATTCCAAATATGTCTGATATTCCATACTCATCCCCTAGATTTGATGTTCAACAGGCGCAAAAACTCTTTGAGCCTATGAGAAATTCGGGCGGAGGCGGAGTAAATATTACTAACTATATAACCGCTCCAGAAGGAATGGATATAGAGTCATTAAGCAATAGGGTAACCATGAAAACAATAAAGGTTATTAAAGATATGGAAAAGAATTATAGCGGCCAAGTAGGACCAGGGAGGAGCAATTAATGTCATATGAAGTATTACCAAAAGGGTCAGCTTTATCAATTAAGGCAAAAGATCCTCTTGCAATTAATCTTGCAATAGTTTCCCCCCCCACACCTACATTTTTATATAAGGGCGCATCAACAGTTGTCCCAGGGCAATACTACAATTTAAGTACATCAACTACAAATGGATTAGTATACGCAACAAAAGATACTGTTGCCTGGAGAAGAGTTTCAGAACACAATAGATCAGAATTTACTATTGGGAATAATAGAATTGAGCAACAATCTAGAATGGCAAATGGCTCAATGCGAAAATATTTTATTGCAGATAAAAGTACATTTAGCGTATCTTGGACAATGCTACCCTCATTTAGAAATGAAACAGTTGACGGAGCATGGGGAGCGGAAGATATAAAAGAATTTTATGAAAGCACTGCGGGACAAGGACAGTTTGATATTAAAGTAAAGACAAGTTCTGAAGTAGATTATAGTGTAATATTTACATCATGCAATTTTGTCTTGGCTAAAAGAGGAATTCAATCATACTGGAATGTTGACATAAGTATGGAGGAAGCATGATCTCTGCTTCAGATTCAATAAAAGATCTATTAAAATCAACAGTAAATATTAGTACCTCAGCAGGTGCAATTATTGAATATAATTTAAATACGATGGTTGACAAAATAACCGCATCCTCATCTGGTCTAGACCATGTGTCGTCTTTATCAAATGCATTTAAAAAGCTATTCCCTATTGATACAATATACAAGCCATGGAGACCAGTTGCTCCAGGAATTAAATACTATATATACACAACAGAAACCTCTCCTGGGGTTCAAACCGATACCCCTCCAAATTCCTATTATTCATTTAGAGATATGGAAGCGGGTTCACCAAGACTATATTATCCAGGTGCTGATACAACATACAAATACTGGGTAGGACCAAAGAATCAAAATGTATCGCTATCTCTTGAGTATTTTGACAACCAATCTATTCCAGTTGCAAAATTAGTTCCTTGCAATAAGGTTATTGCAAGATTTGAAACAAGTCACGATGTACCAATGTCCTGGACAATTAAAGGAACAAAATCAGACTCTACAATAATTACATTGGGAACTGGAACATCTTTAACTAATGGAGAAGCCGTTGTCTACTACAACGGAACTGCCTGGTCTAAAACAGAACCAGCTTCATATTCAACAACACAATCTTTTAAAAAAATATCTTTAGAAGCAGTAAATTCAGGAACTGGAAAACTAATAGGAGTTATTGAGTTAAGTCCTAGGTGGGTAATAGACATATCTAATGATATCCAATCTTTTGATATATCAAAGCAGACGAGTATGGATCAAAATTCTATGCTGCCTGTTGGCACATTGACTGCAAATATGTTAAACATAAATATTAATAAATTTAGCCAAGATAGTTTAATCATTAAAGAATATAATCGTGATAGCGATATTGATAGCACAAAAATTTATTTACATAAAAACATGATTATCAAGCCGTATATCAATATAAAGGATGGCACAACAGATAATAAAATTTTTCAAGGAACATTCTACGCATTATCGTGGCAGTTTAATGAATTTGGAGACACTTCTATATCGGCTTTAGATTCGGCAAAAATACTTCAAGAAACTATGTGCCCCCTTATACTTGTACAAGATGCCCCAGTTACGTCATCTATCAAAAGATTACTAGATGCAATAGGATTTTCAAATTATAGAATAAATATAAGAGCACAAGATGGATCAATTCCAACAATAAGATATTTTTGGACATCTGAAGATAAAACAGTATGGGAAACAATACAAGAGTTATGTAGAGATATTCAAATGAATGCTTCTGTTGATGAAAATAATGTGTTAAATTTTTATAGTAGAGATTATATTTATGACTACAACAGAGCAGTCGATTGGGATTTTACAAGTGAAACAATTACAGTAAATAATAAAACTGTTTTGCCAAATATTATTTCATTAAATAAGACAGAAAATTCATCAGCAAACTCGGTAAGAATACTTTGGCAGGCCCCAGCAACATCAGATTATGATGGTTCATCTTCCCCAATATGGCAATCTGATACATCGTACCTTGGAGCGGGTTCTCTTGCAACCCCTTTAACAGAACTTGACACAACCTATTTTAATTTAAATAGTAACACAATTGATCAACAAAGCAATGTAAATTCTTTTTACGGTTTTAGCGGGTATGCTTTAATAAATGGAGAAATTATTGAATATGACGGCATAGAGTATCAATACGTTCCAAAAACTGCTTCTGATAATAAAGCTTTGACTGTAGTAATAAAATCTTTAACGGATATATATAAATATAAAACCTTATCTAAACCAGGTTACGCAAACACACAAGACCCGAGCTCTTCGTTCTTTAAGCCCACTGGTCGTTATAAAATTCTTCCCATATCTACAAGTAGACCCACTGGTGGAAGAGGTGCCCTGGGGACAAAAGCCAAAGCTCACTTAGTTAAATCCACAGATATATCTAAATACAAAATTAACTTAAAGTCGTCCCTAGACTCAACATATATTGGAAATCCAAACCAGTTTTATAACTCCCCCACGGGATGGACAGAATCATCTATTTCAAAGTCTTTTATTTCAGTTTCTAATTTTGATAAAGATAAAACAACCTTTACAATAGGTATAAAAGAAATTAGCTCTATAGACACCTCAAGTAAATATCACTCATTTGGAACAAGAATGTTTTTTGATAATAATTTTCAAGACAGCTCAGAGCAGGTCGGAGGATTTTCATTTTTTACAAGCGCAAATGGAGCTTACGGATATTACGTTGTCCTAACAACCACTGGACTTGCAAAAACAAGCAAAGATATTAGAATTCTTAAAAAAAGAGCAAACGGAACGGTGATAGTTTTAAAAGACACTCAGACTAATTCAGCAAACACATTGGCGGGAGTATATGCCGCAGAAACATATAATATAGATGTACTTGTAAAGTGTACAACCGAAAAGAATATTATTACAGTATTTGTTAATGGGTTTAAGATACAAGCGGAAGATATTGTTTCAGAAGGGCAGTCGGTAGTTTACCCGCCTCTATCTCCTACAAAAAATATTGGAATTATATGCGGACAAGGAATAGCATATTACGATTATGTATACGGAACTGCAATAGAAAGTGGTGATTCTCCAAAACTGGACGGGAAGCCAACATACAAATCTTTATTCGCAAAATCATCTTATCAATACAGTGGTGTGTATTCAGATGACACAATATCACTTCTTTATGGTGACCTGATATATTCTCCTGGGGAGACTGCGGAATCAAGAAATGGATCTCTTTTAGAATTTGGCTCAACTGCAAGAGAAGTAAGAAAAGTAAAGGTTAGATTTCAATCGGAAGGCCCTTCCATCCCACTCAGAGTTTCTGTGGGAGGGAATAAGCAGGTAACTGTATTGGATAGCAAGATTCAACCGTTTGGTGCAGAGATGTACGTGCTAAATAACACCTCAACATTTGTTCCATTACACGATAATCAATTTAGTACATTTTCTGTTATTGGCAATGAAATTAATAAGTCTGGCCAAATAGAATATTCAATCGACGACTCTACTGAAATGTCTTCAAAAGAACCTTTGATATTTCAATCCACCTGGATACAGTCCGAGCAGGACGCAAAGTCTTTAGCAACATGGATTAAAGAATCTATTCTAAATAAAAATAAGGTAATCAACTTAGACATATTTGGAAACCCCTTAATATCTCCAGGTGATATTGTAACTATAAACTATCCTTTACAAGAGCTTATAACTCAAGTTGGTAAGTATATAGTGGTAGACGTTCAACTTCAGTTTTCAGAGGGGGTGACAACCAGGATAGCATGTAGAGCAATTTAGCTCTAAATGGTATAATGAATATTATGGCAACAGCAGGCAAATCAACACCACATATACCAGACGAAATAGATAAGTTTTATCTAAATCCCGTGTGGACGGCCAACCTTGCAGCAAACAGAACTACATCAGTTGTAGGACCGTTTAAAGCTGGAGTTGGAGACCCAGGTAGCGGCCCAGTGGATCCACCAAGCAATAAAGATGAAAGACCTCAAATTGATGATATTCAACGTCCAGTTACGCAAGAAATTTATTATGTAAACAATATAGCTAGGGTAAAGGTAAAAATGAGAATCTACATATCTTCAACAGATGCAGTAAAGAAATTTAAAATAACAAGCACTCTTCCTGTCTTAAGGGGTGGAAGAACATGATAACACTATTTGGTAAAAGATTTTTGACAAGTTTTTTAGCAGGCAACCAGTCTTTTGAGAAAAAAGATATGGCTATCGGTATAGCAAAAAATTTAGAGTATACGCTAGCGGAAACAAACTCAAGATTAGGTTTTGAGTTTTATAGACTTCCAGTTAAATTTGGCGGGATCGATATAGACACATCGGCAACTCCAATAACATATACAGCAATATTTAGCGCAACATTGCCAACAAACCTTGCGGGTAAAATTAATGAAATTGCAATATACCCAGGACTTAGAACATCCGTAAATTCTTTTGATAATAAATTTATAACAGACTTTGAATCAATTTATAGTTGGACCCCAGAACCATCTATAGATCAAGTTAACTATAGAATCGGTAACAGCTCTTTGATATTTACTTCTAATGCTTCAGCTACAAAAGAATACATTTCCATAGTAGAGGATTTTGATATATCAGGGTATAGCAATTTTGATACGCTATCTTTTTCATACAAAGCAAATGATGCAAACTTATCTTCAGTTAAAGTTAGATTTTATAGCTCAGACGTGGATTATTATCAATTTAGCTTTACGGGACATTCTGTAGGATGGAATATAAAGCAATTAGGCTTTGCCTCTATGTCAGTAGTTGGAAGCCCATCAAAAAATAAAATATCTAAGGTGGGTATTGTTGTAACCCCAAGTTCTGGCACAACTTCAATTTGTGTTGATGGGTTGAGAGTTAATGATGAAGATACATTTGACCCAACGTATGGTATGGTAGCAAGAGCAAATATAACTGAGATAGAAAAGATTGCTGGAAGAGAAATGCTTCTAGAATATAAATTAGATTTAAATTTTGGAGTTTAAATAAATGGCTTTTGAGGATCTTGTCAATCAATCTAAAACGGATGACGGTAAATATGTCGATCTTGTTTTTACTGACCTGGATCCAGATACCATATATGGATTAAGATTTGCTTGGGAGTATGAAGACCCATCACTCGGCCTAGGCGGAATAAGTAGTCCTTCGGATGTATTCCCATTGATTACAAATCAAGAGCCAGATTTTCCAGCTCCAAATTTTCGATCTTCAGATTTAACTGCAAAAAATGGTTTCCTATTAATTAATTGGGATGGCAATGATTTAACCAACATGCCGTTATTAAACTTTAAACAAGTAAATGTTTGGATAAAGGGCGGATCATTTGGGGCAGTATATGTTAAAGCTGCACAATCATTTACGCAAGCTGGATTATTGACTATACCAGTAAACGCTGGTGAATATTGTGTAAAACTTCAAGCGGAATCAATGCTCGGCACACTGTCTGCATTTTCAAATGAATATTGTGTTAAGGTATATAAAAGCCCAAAGCCAGTTACTAATCTTCAAGGAAGATGGGTAAAGGATGATTTGACATCAAAGACTGATGCATTAATGATTAGCTTTACTTTTGATCCAACTTCGGTAGATGCAACCAATTCAAATACAGATGCAGATTATTTCCTAATAACACTAACAGCAAACTCCAAAACTAGAACTTTTTGGTCTCCAGTAAATAAATCTTTAACCAGCCAATCATTCTTTTTATCAGCCACAGATAATAAAGCTAGCTTTGGACTATTTGCTTCACAGTTTGAAGTTTTTATATTAGTACGAGATACATTTGGTCAAGTTAGCACATTAGTTAACGCACAGACTCTTACGTATTCAACTCCTTTAGATACTCCAACCATTACCGCAACAGCTGGAACACTTTCATATAATGTTTCTTATAACAACCAAACCGATAAGCCATTTGACAATATCTATATCTTTGAAGATACGGGTTCTGGGTACAGTCAGGTGGCTCAGGGAACTTCAAATCCAATATCTGTTCCTGTTAATAATACATTAACAAGATCTGTCAAAGCAAAGTTTTATGATAGTAATGGCGGATCAACATCATTTAGCACACCAGTAACAGTAAAACCTTTAGCCGCCGTATCACTAGGCACTTCAGGTCCACCTAATGTCGGCACAGTAACAACCAGCGGGGGATTAGACTCACTAGGCACTATTGGATTCAATGGCTTTGCTAACATTTCTTGGGCCGCAGTCACTACTGGAGATATTCGTGGATACACAATACGATATAGACCAGTAACTTCACCAGTATCTCCATATGCATATGTAAACTCGCCAGGCACAGGACTTTCTTTCAGACTGACTGGCCTAAACGCAGGGCTAGTATATGAAATTGCAGTTGCCACATACGATGCATACAATAATACATCAACAGATTTTATATCTGGAACCAATGTCACGGTTGGCGGAACTCCATACATAGCCAGCACAGTAGATGTATCTGGATACTTTTCTGCAAAAGCAAATTCCACCGATGTAGATTCAACAGCATTTAAATTTGGATATTTTGACAAAGCCCTCTTGGGTAAAAGAGGAATTTCTTTAACTGAGCACAACTATTGGTATATAGATTCAAATCAGGGTGCATCATTAAAGGTTGGCGGCGCAGATAATTATATGAGTTGGAACGGATCTTCTCTTACAGTAACTGGAGACCTTCGGGCAAAAAAAGGATCATTTAGCGGAAATGTAAGTATTGCTAGTGGTGCATCTTTGTATAGTGGCGCTCTAACTGGAAATACCGTGACAAGTGCAGGAGACACTGGCGGAGTCCTTCTTGGTAAGGGATTTGTGCTAAATACTGGCGGGCTTAAATTTAACTCTTCAACAGTTACAGACATAACAACAATAGATGCCGAAACTGGAAAGCTAAGTACATCTCTAGCAAATATTGGTGGTTGGGATGTCAGCGCAAGCACAATAAGCAAAAATGGTATTACTTTAAACTCAACAGGAAAAATTATTGCCAGCAGCGGAGCGTATTATGTTGGTATAGAGCCAAAATCAGCTTCAGTCAACGATATTGTTTTATGGGCAGGACAATCTGCAACTGGCGGAACCTCAGTTGCTGGAGCAAACTTTAGAGTAACTGCAGGCGGAACATTGTATGCAACGGGTGCGTTTATTGAAGGAAATATAACATTAACAAATGGATCAGGACTAAGTACAATAATTGATAGCAAAGCAAGTATTTTTAGAAGCGCTTCTATGCCATCGGGAAGCTCATATAAAAATGGTGACCTCTGGATAGATACGGACGATAATAATAAAGTTTATCAATGGAGTACGTTAGTAACTCCAGCCGCATGGGTGGTTGTTCAAGATTCCGCAGCAGCTTTAGCTGCAGCTGCAATAGCAGATGGTAAATCGGTTGTTGCCAAAAATGCCGCAGATGCCGCAGCTCAGTTAGCTGCAGACGCAGATGATGCAGCAGGTGTCGCAGATGGCAAAGCGGTTGTTGCCAAAAATGCCGCAGATGCCGCAGCTTCCGCAGCAGCGGTAGCAGCAGGAAAAGCAAAGAAATTTGACTCAACAACGGGTAATTTAATATTAGGGTTAACGCTTGATAATAATAGTGCATCTATTTATTCATCAAAAAGTAGCTATACCGATACAACAAACGGATGGTATATGGGGTGGAAGTCAGTCGGAGCTGGATCTTATACCCCAGCAATTTATTTAGGCGGAGCAGATACCTATTTAAAGTATTCTACAGATGATGGCTTAGTGATAAAGGGAAATATATCTGCCACAACAGGATTCATTGGCGGATGGAGTATAGGAACAGATTCTATATACAAAGGTGCAATTTCATTAAACTCTGCAACTGGAACAATTTCTGGTGCAACAATTACTGGTGGAATTATTTATAGTGGATCTGCATCTATTTCAAATGGAGCCATAGTTGGAGCTTCACTCACAACGGCTGGTTCAGGATATGGAGCTGTTAGAATTAATGGATCTAATAATACAATTGAGTTATTAAATTCAAGTAATGCAGTTGCCACATCACTTTTCACATTTGCTGACGGAAGCGAAAGTATATTTCAGCACGGATCTAAAACAGCACTTGGATATCCAGCATCATCAGCTTACCTTTCACTCAATTCAAGTACTACAACTTTGGGGTATACTGATGGAAATGGAAGCACAAAGTATTCCATAGTAATCGAGTCGGCTGGCAGCATATATTTTAGAGGCAAAGAAGTTAGCACCAGCTACGGGGGCGCTATTGGCGGAACCGCTACAGATGGTCTTTATTACATGAGAAATATTGGCATGGGCACTGGAGCAAAAACAACATCACATACAGATGGCGTACGTGGTGACATATGGATTCAATACGCTTAGGATAATAAATGTCAGATATCTTTGTCAAAGCAGCTAGTTCAGGAGGTTACGGCACAACTGGCTGGAGAAAAGCATCAAGAATTTGGGCTAAAACTGCCAACTCACCATCTACTGGTTGGAGAGAAGCAACTGGGGTATGGATTAGAAACGCAACTCAATGGCTCAAGGTCTGGCCAATATCTGGTATATTTGCTTCAAGAGTTCCGTATATATCAGCCTCTTCTGCTGACACTTACGCAAATAGATTAACTACTGCAGGCAGGATAAGAATGGGATATGCATACTATGGAGACAATGCTGTTTGGGATTTAAATGGTTTTGCTGCGTCTAACTATACCTACAAATGGAAATTGTATGATCAATATGGATCAGATTTAAATACAGTTTTAAGAAGCGGTACAGGATCAGGGTGGACATCCTCAGCAGGAGAAGATGTACTTCCATCTTCTATCTGGACAACTACCAACTGTGCAAACTCGGACGAACAATACCTAGGATTTGAATGTATGGCTAACGCCTCCAGCGGATCAGTATATAGTGGACTTTCTGTTTCTTCAAAAATTAAAGTCATTAGGCAATCACCTATTAATTCTACTTATTCTTTAAGTAGCCTGACTCCAGTAGTGGGTACACAGCTAACTTATAGCTCCACTTGGTTTGCAGCGGAAGCAAATAGAGCCAGGACAATAACTATTGGATGGTATAGTAATAGTACAAATTCAACAACTGGGGGAACACCTTTAACTACAGGATCAACATACACTCCAGTATCTGCTGATGTAGGTAAATATATATATGTAACTGAAACAAGAGTAAATTCAGGATCAGATTTTGATTATGGAGTTGATGTAGGAGTTTCTGTTAGCGTTATAACTACAAGCGTAGTAACTGAAATTTCTAATCAAGCGACTGGCTCAAAAAGAAGGGTGTTGTTAAATTCAAATTTTACTTCAGGAACTACTGTATATGTTTCTACAAATGGATTTATATCTATAGGTTATGATCCAGGTTCATCAATTGGTGTACCAGCATCTGGAGCACACCTAACTATTTTAAGAGGCGATCATGTGCAAACGGCTTTATATCATTATTCAGATGCAACTAATTTTTATGTTAGGTGGCAAGGTTATAGGCTAAATAACACAGGTAGAACAATTGACTACCAAGCAAAGTTTACATATGGGTCTTCGGCAGTAGATGTTTATTTTGTTACAAATAATTTAATAACCGCTGACTATGATACAAATGCTGTATATAATGGAGCTACTGCAACAGCAACTTGGGCAGGATCTACTACTATTGCAACGGACCTAGTTGGCGGAATGACTAGGAATACATTAAAAGATAATGTTGATGATGGAAGTACTGCGATAGTTGCATCTATACCACTGCCAGCTCCAACCATAATTTATTTGGGAGACCCAGTAGTAAGTAGGACTTCAAATACCTATTCGTATTCCACAACAACTGGGTCATGGAATAATACTCCAACCTCATACAGCTATCAGTGGTATGCATCTACAACCCTTCCTTATCCGCCATACATAAGCACTGTAGCTGTTGGAACAAATTCTAGCACCTATACCTCAAGCTCATCTTATCATAATTATTCAATATATTGTAATGTTACTGCAACAAATGCTACAGGAAGCTCTTCCCCAGCAAGCTCAAACTCTATTCAAAATACATCACCTACATATACAATTACTTATCTTAAAAATGATGGGTCTGGAACAGCGCAAGGCACAAGCACATTTACCTATGGAGGATCAACAGTAGCTGCTTCAGCTCCCACAAGATCTGGTTTCTCATTTAATGGTTGGTATGACTCATCTTCTTTAGACTATAGTTATTTTGTTGCCGCTGGAGGTACTTGGTCACCACCAGAAGGAAACCGAAATATGTATGGTAGATGGACAGCTGTTGCTGTTGCCACAAAACTTGGAACACCAACGGGAGTAACTGCTTCTAGAACTTTTACAGACAAAATTCGTATTAGTTGGGCTGCTGTTTCAAATGCTTCTACCTACGGTGTTTGGTATAGAGGCGGGGCCCCCGTATACGACAGTGCCCCAGATTTTCCAACTACATCAAGTTTATTCCTTGACGACACTTCTGTATCATCTGGCGCAGAGCGTCAATACGATGTTCAAGCTTACCCAGCTTCAGGAAGCACTCTCTATCTAAAAAGTGATTGGGGAGGTCCTTCAAATGCTGGACTAAGAGCTACTGCTACTACACCAGCCACAGCACCATCGCAACCAGGTACACCAACTAATGGATGGACTTCTGGTACTACATACCCATTTAGCTGGACAGCGTCAACTAGTCCTGGAACAGTAAGTGGAGGAGGAGCAGCAACTATTTCCAAATACGGTATAGCAATATATGAAGCATCAAGCAGTTCTGGTAGCGGAGCAGTATGGAAAGGATCATTTTATACTACAAATGGTAGTACATTATCCTATACATATACTTCACCGAATGCTGCGTTGTATTATGCTGCCTCAGTCTGGGCAGTTAACTCTGCTAATCTAGAAAGTACAGCTTCACCATTGAGTCTATACAAATGATAAATAAACTAGAGATTATACAAGAGCATTTAGATAATATTCAGTTTCACATAGACCATGTTAATAATGTTATGGCTAATCCAGATATGCAATTCATCCCAGATGGTAAAATAGGTGTAGACTTAGAGCTGTACTTAGAAGATTTGTTGTCTGTAAAACAGGCACTAGAGCAAGAAAAACAGGCCTTGACTAATCAAGACTAAATGCTATAATATGAAAGGAGGCAAAAAATGACAAATATTTTATCTAAAGAAGAAAGAATTCAATTGGTAGACTCACATAAGAGATCTCTAGCAATGTCTCAATATAACATAGAGCTTACTTTAATTGAAGAAAATGTTAAATCAGTAAAAGATACTGCAAACATAACAATTTTAACAAGCCAAGTAGAATTAATTGATCAACAGATAGCAGCTCTTGATGCAGAAAAAGCATCAATTGAATTAGAGTAAAGGATTTTAAATTGAATAAAGAAGAGTTAATTATTACTGCCCTACAGCAACGTATTGGCGAAATTGTCTCAAACTATGAGACACAAATTGCAGTGATGCGGGCAGAAATAACTCAGCTAATTGAAAAAGAGGCAGCCAAAGAAGAATACTCTGATTCTTTAAAAGAACAGATAAAGGAAGTGTAGCATGGCAGAAACATTTGCAGACGGAGAACCAGTAGATCCGCAAAAATTAAGAAACCTTCAATCTCAGATAACAGAGATCAAGGCAACTGCAGGTGCTGCATACAATCTAATTAGCACTACCGCAAATGGACAAACTACTAGCTCTGTATTTCATACCAGATCTGGAGAATTAGATTTTGAAAATGTAAAAAGCGGCAGTTTAAGAACAGAAGGCCTAGACTTTGCATGGGACTCAACAGTATATAAAAATCCTGTAACCGTAGCAACTGCAAAAATTCAAGACCCAAAAGCCAATGAAGTTAGAATTGGAGTTAAGGGAGCATTTGCCCCTATAATTAATATATACTATGAAGGTAAACCAGATACAAAACCATTGATTACAATTTGCTGGATAAGTTCAGCAGAAAAAATTATTTAGTATTGACAAGATTGTTTTTTATGTTACAATTTAATTGTAGCGCCCTAAGTCACGATATCGTGACTTTTTTAGTATTAAGGTAGAAAATGAGTAACGATTTAAAATGGATGCTTTCGTCTGACCAGCAGTTCCCATATCAAGATGACAAAATGATTGCGCTTTGGTTTAAGGTAATGAAATGGTTTAAGCCAGATGTTGTTGACTATTTGGGAGATACTGATGATCAAGCTTGCTACAGCAAATATACCGAAGGACGCTCAGCTGAGTTTTTAAACTATCATAAAAATGATAGCAAAGATTTAATTGTTCCTATGATGCGCCATGAGGCAAAGGGGGCAAGAGATTTTTATGCTAAAACAAGAGAGATGTTGCCAGATGCACAACTTTTTTCAGCATTAGGAAACCACGATATTAGGGTATTTAATTACGTTGATGCAAAGCTTCCAGATTATATTTCTGAGGTAACACCAGAAGCTTTGTGGAGCTTAGATTCTTTAGGATATGATTATATTTATTATGACAGCCTACCGAAGAAACGTTTTGGAGATATACATGTTCATCACGGACTATCTGTTTCCGCAACAGGTGCGGTAAGAAAAGATATGGAAGATATGCAAGTATCTTTGATTAGAGGACACTCTCACAGGATTGCTTCACATATGGTAACATATGAACTTAGAAATAACGGTGAAGGAGAAACACTACGTGGCTATGAAATTGGTCACATGTGTGATGAAAAAGGTCCAGGAATGAAATATACTCAGCACCACGATTGGCAAAAGGGTTTTGCCGTTGCACATATTGTAAATGATTATCCTCATATTCAAATGATTCACGTATCTCCAGACTACTCTTGCGTAGTAGACGGAAAGGTATTTACTTTATAATGTGGTGTAGTAAATGTAAGGGAAGAGTTTTTGTAGATAGAGTTTTTTCACAAAAACTACATGTTGAACTTTTCTGTATTATGTGCGGAAAACGTTGGATGGTTAACAAAGAAACGAGTTCTTTTGGAAAATGGATAGAAAAAAAAGAAAAAGCTCAACTAAAAAGTTCCTCTATTTCTTCTTAAACAATAAAATACATCGTGTACTTAGTTCGTCAAGATCTAAAGATGAAATGATTGCATGGTCCTATTTAGATCGCAAGCGTGTACTTTATTCACATTCACAGGTTTTAAAGAATATGGAAAAGGCATACAGCACAACGCAAGTTGCAGACTTATTAAATAAACATAAGGTTACCATAGAAGACTATATCCTAGAGGGCAAGATTAAGATACCACAAAAGGTATACCCAATAGGAAAACCAGATAGTAAATGGTATAAGTTTATGTATAGCGAGTCAGACATAATGGACATTCATGAATTTATATTGGAAGCGGGCTATTCTAAAAATGTTCCATCTAAGGCTGAATTGAGGGCTCTTCTCAAACACAGCTTTATATTGTATACTAAGACTGAGACTGGGTTCATCCCAGTATGGAAGGCGGAATAATGGCTGACATGCCTAGGTACACATTAGAAACTGGCGCTTCTAAAAAAAGAAAAAGAGAAGCAGAAGTAGAGTATTGGAATTCTTTAAATGGTCCAGTTGTTATTAAAAAAGCTGAGGTTAAAAAAGATGGCAAGTAGTAGGCTAGTCATGTGCCCAACATGCAACAAGGAGCTGGAAGTAAGATCTGGATTTGCACACCTAACACTATCTAACCATATTAAAAAGGAGCACAGGTGACAACTAGAGTTAAAATAGATTTATCATTCACACGCAACCTTGGCAATTATGAAAGCATTAAGATTGCCGTTGGAGTTGAAGATGATATCCGTGATGGAGAAAATGTAGATACGGCAACGGAAAGAGTTTATCAATTTGTTGAAAGCAAGCTTATAGAAAAAACTCGTGAGGTAGAAGAAGAGCTAAAACGTGGCAAATGAGAAGCAGCCATATATACTAATAGGGATATACCTGTCTATATATAAAGAGAAATATAACAAAACTTTAACAATTAATAAGTTTAGAGAAAAGTGGGCTATGCAAGATGTCATTGATAGTGTAGGATATGATCGTGCAGTTGAACTTATAAAGTATTATTTTGATACCAACAAGTCGGGGCATCCGCTAAACTTTTTTTATAATAATTTTGACAGAATTGATAAATTACAAAAAGAAATTGAAAAAGATAAAGCAAATCGCAGTGTCTTGCTAATTGAAACCAAGAAGATGGTGGAGAGCGAATAATGAATACAGAAGCAACATTAATTTCTGCCGTATGCAAGAATAAAGACATCAGCACACTTCTTGCTAATAACGTAGATGAGCTGTTTACATCACATAGAGATATCTGGGAAAGCCTAAAGTCATACTACTATAAGTTTAAAGCGGTACCAGAAGCTGGCATACTTATGGAACGACATAAAGATTTTGAGCCAGTTGAGGCAAAAGCAGAAACTGGATATTACTTAGACATTTTAAAAAATGAATTTATTTCAAACAAGCTTAAGACAATTATTATGCGTGGCGGATCCGCTCTTAAAGAAGATGCGGCATCCAGAGTTCTTGCACAAATGCAAAGCGACCTCGCTAGCCTAAGTCGATACACAAATAACGTAAGAGACCTAGATATTATTGATGTTGAAAATGCTGCAAGACATTATCAAGCAGTTAAAGACCGTTCATCTATAATGGGAGGGGCCCCAGGAATCCTCACTGGCTTTGAAGCAATTGATAAAGCTTATCCAACTGGCATGGCACCAGGACATTTAATTGTTGCAATCGGCTGGCCAGGAAAAGGAAAGACATGGTTTACGGCCTACTTGGCGTGCAAAGCATGGGAGCAAGGATTTAAGCCAATGATTGTCTCACTTGAAATGTCGCCAGAAAATATGAGAGATAGAATTTTTACTATGCTGGGTTCTGGAATATTTCGTGCAAGTGATTTATCAAAAGGAGACATTAACATTGATGACTTCAAGTCATGGGGAAATAAAAAGTTTGAAGGAAAAAATAGCTTTGTTTTAATTTCAAATGAAGGTTCATCTGAAGTTACTCCAGCAACAATTCAAGGAAAGATTGATCAGCACAAACCTGATTTAGTTATTCTTGATTACCACCAGCTATTTAATGACAACAAGAGATCAAATTCTGAAGTAGAAAGAAATAGAAACGTTTCTCGTGAATTCAAAATGCTTGCGGTATCAAACAATATTCCTATTATTGATATTACTGCTGCAACAGCAGACGATATATCAGATCAAGACAATCCACCAATGATGAGCCAAGTTGCTTGGTCAAAGGCAATTGAGTATGATGCGGATATGGCCTTAGCTGTTCACAGATATCCACAAACTAATATGATTGAGATTGTATCTCGTAAGAATAGGCACGGTCACGACTTTAACTTTTATCTGGACTGGGATATCAACCGTGGTATTGTCAAAGAAATTTATGAGAATCCATTCCAGAATGACTCACAAAAGGATTAAAAGATTTCAAATAGATGTACTGTTTCTGGATAATTCACAGCTAATTAGCCTTAGACCGCAGTATGAGAACCTTTTAACTCATGATATGAGGTCAAAAGGGTATGTCAGGGTACTTGACATAGATACTGCATTTTCGGTAGAATTTACTGGTGAGACATGGAAGTTCTTAATGACACTTCATGGAGTATATGTTGGAAAGAAGAAGGCATGGCTATCAGAGGGTATAACGCAAGGAAAATTGATTCCACGCAGTATGCGCCCAACCATATCAAGTCTATAGTTAAATCTTTAGGTTTAGATATTGTTGCAGAACCAGGTAATGAGGTTATGTTCTACTGCCCATTTCATTCTAATAGACATACGGCAAGCTGTTGTATAAATAAATCTTCGGGTGTCTGGCTTTGCTTTAATCCATCATGCGGAGAGTCGGGAACGTTAATAGAATTAGTAAAGCGTGTGTTACACAAGAATGATTTTGAAGCTATGAGATTTATATCTTCTCAAGAAAAAGAAGTGCTAAATAATTTTGATGAAATAATGGCGGGTCTATTTGAGGAAAAGCCTGACTTTGAAGAGTTTCCAGAAGAGACATTAAGGGGTTTATATAACGGACTTGTTGGTTCTGAAATGGCAAAAGATTATTTTAAATCAAGAGGTATCGACATGTCTTCGATGGCACATTTTTCTTTAGGGTATTCTGAAAAACAAAATATGGTTACTGTTCCAGTGCATAGCCCAGACGGTATTCCGATTGGAATTGTAGGAAGATCTATTGAGGGAAAGTCTTTTAAAAATAGCACAAACCTGCCTAAGAGCAAAACATTATTTAATGTGCACCGTGCTAAAAAAATTGGCAGTAATGTCATAGTTGTGGAGTCTAGCTTTGATGCAATCCGTGTGCATCAAGCTGGGTTTCCAAATGTTGTTGCTACGCTAGGTGGATTTTTGTCAACTGAGCAGCACAATATTCTAAATAGATATTTTAATAAAATAACCGTAATGACAGACGCAGATTTGGCTGGCAGAGAGCTAGGCTTGAGCATAGCCAATAGATTAAAAAATAAAGACCTCTTGTGGGCTTCCCATGAATATGGTAAGATATATCCACATGATGCAAAAGATGCTGGCGATATGACTGATGAAGAAATTAAAAACTGTATTAAGAATGCAGTATCAGACATAGAGTACAGATCTTGGACCCCATAATAAAAACAAACTAAAGATGGATATACACCATCAACTATATGAAATGAGGAAAAATGGGAATAGTAAAAGGGCTTAAAGGCCTTAATCAAGTAATGGACAAGCCACAGTCTTCAGGTGGAGACGGTACAAAGGCTCGTTGGGTTAAGTTAGAGGATGCAGAAAGTGTTAAAGTTCGCTTTCTTCAAGAACTTGATCCAGACTCACCTACCTACAATGAAAAGCTAGGTCTTGGATTTATTGCAGTAGAACACACAAATCCAAAAGACTATCGTCGCAAGGCTTTATGCTCAATGGATGATCAAGGAAAGTGTTACGGTTGCGAACAACACCGAAAAGATTACAAGGCAGGATGGAAAGGTCGTTCACGACTTTACATTAATGTTCTTATCGATGATGGCAAGGAAGATCCTTACGTAGGAATCTTGTCTCAAGGTTCAAGCGGCAAGACAATTACACCGACACTAATTGAGTATGCTGGAGAGATGGGAAGCATTACTAATCTAATGTGGAGAATCAAGCGTACTGGTACAAAGACCGATACAAGTTATACAATAATCCCACTTGCAAAAGATGAAACACCATTTGATGGTTCATCACTTGAGCTTTATCAGCTTGAAGATACAGCAGTGCGTGACATGCCATACACAGATCAAGAAGGATTCTTTGCAGGCGAACATTCAAATGAAGAAGAGTCTAGCTCATCTAGCAGCGTAGACTGGTAATAGGTTCAGGGGCGGAGAGTTAAATGAAATTCACACATTTGCATGTGCATTCCTACTATTCTTTAATGGATGGGCTTAACTCTCCCCTTGAACTTGTTCAGGCAGCAAAAGCGGCGGGACAAACAGCAATAGCAATTACAGATCACGGAACATTATCATCACACCGTGAAATGCAGATTGCGTGTAAAGAAGAGGGCATCAAGCCAATCCTTGGAGTAGAAGCATACATCTCTCCAACAGATAGATTTGATAAGTCTTCAAAGACAGATAAATCTATTCAAGCATATAACCACATCATCCTATTGGCAAAAAACAAAAAGGGATTAGAGAATATCAATACTCTCCAAGAGCTTGCTTGGAACGAAGGCTTTTACCATAAGCCAAGAATTGACAGAGAGGTTTTAAATGATTATAGCGAAGGTATTATCGTTCTCAGCGGATGTCTTAATGGACTCATTAGTAAGGCTATCGATAAAGGTAACATGGAGGAAGCAGAACTTCTTCTCAAAGGCTTTAAA